CACCAGCCGCTGCGCGTGCGCGTGCGGTTGCCGCCAGACGCTGCTGGCGCTCGAACACCTGCAAGGCCTGCCGGTTGTACTGCAATGCGTTCTGCCGCCCTTGCAACTCGGCCTGTTTGGCTTGCATGCGCTGCGCCGCAGCTTGGGCCTGCGCGGCCTGCATCTGGCCCATTCCAGATGTGATCGTGCCAAAGAGCTGTAGCCCAGGCCCCATCGTGGACGCGGTAGATGCAACCGCAGATCCAAGCGCAGACCCAGCCGCTTTTATCGCCGCAACAAGCCAAGACATCAGGTGCCTCCGTACAGATTGACCTTGTACTCAAGGCCGAGCAGCGTCATTTTCAGCGGCAGCGTCTGCGTGACCGTGATCTGCGCCGTCTCACTCCAACCCAGGATGCCACCCACCTGCTTGATGCCGGTGAACGGAATCACAGGCGCATCCAGCACCAGCGTGTTGAATGCGCGGATCGGCACCAGGTTGCCATTGACCACCATGTGCTGCGTCTCGTACAGGATCGCGTTGACCTCGACAATGCGCTTCTTGAACGAGACACGCACACCAGACTGCAACCTCGGCTCGACCGGCATGGTCTTCACCGTCACACCGAACGGCAGGCCCACCTCGTAGTCCGTCACACTCGGGCGATCAAAGGTGACGACACCTCCAGCCGATACCACCTCATCAGCCTGCACCGCGCCATCCAGGATAACGTTCAGTGTCTCGCCGATGTGAGGCAGGCCAGTAGCACTGGATGCCACGCCACCTTTGAACGCGCAATCCGTGAAGTAGGTGCTGTCGAAGAGCTCCACGAAGTAGCGGTCCACGCTGTTGAACGTGCGCTTGACGACAACGTAAATGTTGCTGATGTCGACTCCGACATCCATGAACTGGCCATCTGTTACGAAACGGCTCGGGGCAACAACATTCTGTTGGCGCAGCAGAGAGTAGACCGCGAACGTGCCGTCCTCGTTCAGCACCAGCAGGGTGTCCGTCTCCTCGGTGCTGGTCGCCTTGCGCAGCGCCATCTCAATCGGCCCGGTCAGCAGGTGGCTGGACAGCAGGCTGATGCTGGTGCTGACGTAGGCCTGCGTGGTATCGGAGAACAAGAATTCGTTCAGTGCCTTGCCTTGCCGCTGAACGTACAAAGTCCCACTCTGCAACGGCTGGACGCGAATGCCGGTGCGACTTCCATTGCGACTGATCGCCTTGGCAAAGAAGTTCGCAGGGGTGATCGGCTCCAGGCCCTGCTGCGGCACATAGAACTCGCCGCCGACCGTGAAGATCTGCAAGTCTCTTGCAGAGGTAACGTCAGTGATGGCATTCAGCGAGTTGGTGTCCAGCGTCGCTTCGACAGCATCATCGTCGTATGCCTGGTCAGGCATGAAGTCGAAGAACTGACCGACCTTGCTGCCCCAGATGGTGCTGGGCCTGGTCTTGCTGCCACCGAAGTACAGTCGACCTTCATGGAAGGTGGCAGTGCGCGGCCAGCCTCGAGTAACAGACCACACATCCTCGTAACCAGATTCCAGCTCCCAACTCCCAGAAGCAATCGCCGCAGTATCAAAAAAAGGTATCTCAGTCACCGCATCGACGACCGTGCCACTGGTGTACTTGACAATCCTGGCCCTGCCCTGCGGCGTTGCATTGATGTATTGACCAACAGATCCAGCGCTGAACACACTGGCACTTGCCGTCAATGTCACACTTCCTGATGCTGCGCTAGGAGTCAGCGTGGCAGCAGGGTTGCTGGTAGACAACGAAAACGCATACTTGGGCTTGCTGGCGAACGGCAAGGCACCCACCGTCCATGAGGCATCATTCGCGCCACGCACGATGCGCTGCGTCTCCAGATCCTCATGCGTGATGATCAGCGTGTCTGCGCTTTGCGTCCACGTCATCGTGGACAGAACGGACGAAGTGATAGCAGCGATCGACAAGTAGTCGTTGCCGCTGCCGTTGATGTTGGTGATCAGCGCACCACCCTTGAAGACGTACATGCGGCCGGTGGTGAACACCAGCATGTAGCTGTCGGTGACGCTGAACTCAAACGGCACCATGCGCGTGCCAGACGCTGGACTCGCGCCACTTGGCAACTCAACAATGTGCCTCAACCCAGGGCGGCGCTTGATGCCGCCTTGTGGCTGCACCAGCACATTGGTCAATGTCTCAGCAGCGTTCTGGTACTGATTCAGATCAACACGCGCCTTCAACAGCGGATCAATCTCACCGCTACTGAAGTTGGTCTGGATCGTGACGATGCGCATCAGAACCTCACAGCAGTCAGCGTGAAGTCTTCAAAGCTAGGTGTGGTGTTGCCTTGGCCATCGATCACCATAGCAGTGCGCATGTAGCCACCACGGTTGTTCTCTGACGGATTCCCGACAGCCACACCCTGCCAGTACGCAGCCTTGCTTTCCTGATCAGTCACAGGAGCAGCCAAGTGCCAGGCCATCATGTACTTCATCAGTTGCACGAAGTAGGCTGGCCACACTGACTCAATCGGAGAGAACTGATAGTCAACGACAATCGTCTCTTGGTTTGTCAGTAGCTTGTCGCCCTGGATGGTCCATTCGACAAATGTGCCGGCACCGATCGCAGTGCTGTTGAAGACCCGCCTGATCGGGCCGATGCGGTCAGATGGCAGGACGTACTCGTACTTCCACTCGTTGACCGGGGTGTTGATCGTGCGCGCCAACTGGATCTTCTTGAAGGAGAAGGTCCAGGGATAGGCCAGCAGCGTGCTGTCCTTGATGTTGGGATACAGCCGATCGCAGATGTTCGACTCGTCTGTGCCCTCGTTGAAGGATGAGATGGGCCGAGCGCCCAGCATCAGCAAGGCATCAGAACAGATGCTCAGTGAAGTGTCGCCTGCTGCCATTCATGCCCCTATGGGAAAAGGGGCCAGACCCTTGCGAGTGCTGGCCCCGTCAGACTATTGACTCGCGTCAGTCCGAATCAGTGTTTGCCAACGTGGTTCCGTCGTTGACATCCACCACGCCGCCCGAGTTGGACAGCACATACACCAGGGTCGCAACCGCGGTGGTGCCGGTGCTCGTCAGGCAGTAGATCAGGTCGCCAACGGCCAGCGTGTTCGCCAGCGCGTTGAAGTAACCCGAGGTGTTGACATCAGCGATCGCATCGGTCGTTGAGTAGGAGTAGACGCTAGGAGCGTTACCCCGCTTCGATGCACCGATCGTCGCAAAGCCGGTTGCCGAAAAAGCCATGATGTGCCCTCCTTACTCGCGGCAGGTGATTTCAACGATGCCGCCAGCGTCGATGGCAACAGCACCAGCGGACATCATGCTCGACACCAGCCAAGAGGTCTTCTCGGGGATGTAGTTGATTTCCGAACGGATGCCCATGCCCTCGGCCATACCGACTGCGGTTTTGTGCCATGCCCAGACCTTGCGATCTGCGCCAGTGCCACCACCCACCAGGCCACCTTCAGAACGATCACCGATGGTGATGAACTTGAAGCCCAAGAAGGTATCCAGCTCACCCTGCACCAGAGCCTTGACCGTGTTGAAGTCCGTCGAGGTGACAGCCGTCTCGGTCAGCAGTGCCATCAGGTTGGCTGCATGCACCAGCAGGTAGCGCTCACCCATCGGCACATTGCCAGCGTCCAGCAGCTTCTTCGCCTCGCGCAGCTTGGCCACGTTGAGGTTGGTGTTGGAGCCGCCGATCGAGTTGGCAACGGTCAACGTGGTGCCGGATGCCGCGATAGCATCGATGACCAACTGATCAGCGCGGCGACCAACTGCCTTGCCAACCACTTGAACCAATTCTGCACGCTCGTCAAAGTTGACTTTGGCTTGGTTGAAGATGTCCGAATACTCGGCCGCGATGTAGTCAGACAGCGTGACCGTAGCCTGGCTGTAGCTGACGTTCAGCGGCGTGACGTCGGTTTGCGGAACCCGAACCGTGGCGACGCCAGATCCGATCTTGGGGAACTTGTGGGTGCTTGCCGTAACCCCAGTGCGAAGACGGACGGTGTTGCGCAGGACGGCATCGGCTTGATACGCCTGCTTCACCTCCGCATCGAACAGGGTCACAAACGCATTCGAGATGCTGATTGCCATGTGACTCTCCGATGGAATTGAAGACCTTCGTCGCCGGTTCTCTGACTTGCGTCAGGCCTTGACTTGCGCTGCAACTCCGCGCCCGAGTTTGTTCCGGGCCTTGCGGTTGTCCGTATGGAAATTGTATAGCGAAAGAAGATGATGTTGTCAACAGGCAACATCAAAAAAAACCCCGGCACCAGGCCGGGGCTAATAGGCTCGGGGGAGCCCTCAGGAGACAGGGCTCAACCATACCTCTTTTCAAAGAGCTTTTCAACCTTTGCCCGATACGCCGGGTTGGTCTTGTACTCCGGGCTGGCGACCATCTGGTGCAGCTCTTCATCGCTCATGCTGGTATCAGCAGGCGCAGACTGCACCGGCACTCGGCCCTCGTAGGTCTCGCGCAGCTTCATCAGCGCTTGCAGACCCTTGGCCGTGCCACCCCAGACCTTGAACTCCTCGAAGTCATCACCGGACCAGATGCCCTTCTGCACCATGCCGCGGCCCCAGGTGACCATGTTGCTGATGATCGCGTCAGCATTCGGACCGAGTGCCTGGCG